AGATGATTTGCCTGAATTGTGGAACTGTATTCGTACATTCTCATCCACAATGAAGAACAATGCCAATATTGGGCGTAATCTAAACTTTATTGTAAAAGATAAAATTACAAAGAAGTATCTTGGTGTTATTTGTATTTCATCTGATTTCTTAGACTTAACACCGAGAGACAAGTACATTGGTTGGGACAGAGAACTCAAAACCAAGAAGATGATTAATCATAGTGCCATTGGTTCTACAATTGTGCCTTTGCAACCACTTGGTTTTAATTATGTTGGTGGTAAGTTACTTGCTCTATTGTGTCTATCTGATGACGTACAAGAAAAGTGGAAAGAATTGTATGGTGATATACTTGCAGCTGTCACCACAACATCTCTTTATGGTAAGACCAAGGCTGGTGGGTTATCACAATACGATAACTTAGATTATTGGCAGTCTATGGGTTTCACAGCAGGTTCTGTCTCATTCGAACCACTAAAAGAAACACGATACATGATTCGGGAATGGCTGAAAACAAATCACACTAGAAAATACTTTGATTGGTATGTTGCAAAGAAACCATCAGGTCAACCACATAAACGTGACCATAAGAATCGTTCACTTCAATTTGTTTACTCTCAATTAAATATACCAAAAGAATTAATCAAATCAGAACACGCTCGGGGAATTTATTGGTCGCCACTTTATGCAGAAACCTGTGAGTTTCTCCGAGGCGAACATGATGGCAAAAATATGAAAAAGTGTTTTGATTCTAGTGTAAATGACCTAAGTAATATATGGAAACAGAAGCACGCCAAGCCAAGAATCAAACAATTGGTTAAAAAAGGCAGAGTTTCTGATGAGTCACTCTTTTATGATAACTTGGCAATTATGACTTGGGAACAAACAAAAGAGTCTTATTTGCCGCAAGTAGGCCGATAAATATCTTATAATATAGTCATTATGCGGTGTGTTGTAGAACAGAATAGATGTCCAATCTATTTGCCTGGTGCAAACCCAGGACGCCGCTCCAGTTTGGGTCCTGGTAGTAATACTTTATTACTACTCTCTTATTAATACTTTCGTACTACTATGTTGCCTACGAGCAACAAACCACTACCAGGACCCACCTTTCGCTTGACAAACCCTGTGGTTGTGTTATACTCCATAGTGTTGATTGAAAGAATTCTATGACTAGCGTTACTCAAAAATCCCAGCTTGCAAAACTGATGGCAACCGAGAATATTACGGTTGAACATAAAAAAACAAGGACTGCCTACTTTGATGTTAAGAATCGGGTATTGGCTTGTCCAATCTGGCAAGAAATGTCTGGTCCCATGTATGACCACCTTTTAGGGCATGAGGTAGGCCACGCATTATACACTCCTTTGGAAGGTTGGCATGATGCTGTCAAAGAGTCACAAAGTGCCAACTACAAGCGTTTTTTGAATGTTTTGGAAGATGCTCGTATTGAGAAACGGGTACAACGCAAATATCCAGGCCTTAAAAAGTCTTTCATTATTTCATTCAACGAATTAATGGACCGTGACTTTTTTGGTATTGAATCTACACCAATCAATTCATTAATGTTTATTGACCGGTTGAATATTCATACCAAATCTCAATATACTTTATCGGTTGATTTCAATCCTATTGAATCAAATTTTCTTGCCAAAACCAAAGCTTTGGAAACTTGGGAAGATGTTGTTGCTCTTGCTGATGAAATTTGGGAATATGCAAAGCAAGAAGCCGAAGAAAAAGAAAATCCATTGACGGATGATAATCATTTGTTCGATGAGGAAGATTATGATTTTTCTGATGGCGATGGAGATTCTGAATCCGAGGAACATGAGGAAAGTGATGGTGAATTAAACAATCCTACCACGGATGATTCCGATACCGATGATGCCGAAGATTCTAATTCACACGCCAAAGGAACTGGCCGTGGCCAAGATGAGGAAGAACCAAATTGTATTACTGATGAAAACTATCGTAAAAATGAGGTTTCATTATTAGATGAAAAATCTAAAGAATATGTTTACTGTAATATTCCAACACCAAATTTAGATGTGATATTCACACCTGCCAAACGGGTACAAGAATTGATGACCAATTTTTTCGAAAGTGAAAAAGAATATTGGAGCCAAGGTTTTAACGATGTCGAACATATATTTGATAAACGCATTTTTAAACCATTTAAAGATGCTAATTCAAAATATGTTTCATTGTTGGCTAAAGAATTCGAAATGAGAAAAGCCGCCAAAATTTTTGCTAAAGGTCGAATCGCTGAAACTGGTGAAATTGACATTAACAAATTGGCTGGTTATAAATTCGATGATAACATTTTCCGTAAAATGACCTATGTACCGAAAGGCAAGTCACACGGTTTATTCATTCTTTTGGATTATTCCGGTTCGATGGCTGACAACATCGGCGGCACTATTGAACAAATTCTTGTTCTTACCATGTTTTGTCGCAAAGTGAATATTCCTTTTAAAGTTGTAGCTTTCAGTAGTGAATTGCATACCTATCTTTTAGATAAAGGCATGACATGGGATAATTATTCTTCCCGTAATCATGACCAAGATTGTTTTAGTAAAAACGTTGGCGATGTATTTTTTGAAAGTGTCAACATTAGAGAATATTTAAACAGCGAAATGCGTAATTCTGAATTTAATCGAGCTGTTAAAAATATGTTATTGTTGGCCCACTCTTACAAAAATCATAATGCCCGGTATAAAAAAGCGCCACATATTGGTCATCCGTCATCAGAAAGGTTGTCAAGCACACCTATGATTGAAGGTTTGGTTGCAATTAAACCAATGATATTAGACTTTAAGAAAAAGCACAATATCGATAATGCTCATTTGATTATTATGCAGGATGGTGATGCAAATGCGACAAATACCATTATTGAGGAAGAAGGTGCCAAATATCATCAACCAGAAGTTGATAATGTAGTTATACAGGATTTAAAACATAAATTCATTCAAATGGTTAATCCTAACGAAGAAAATTATAATAAAGCTACTCCAGTTTATTTGGACTGGTTCAAACAAACAACCGGTTCAAAAGTGATTGGAATGTTTTTAGTTAATCCAAGTCGCCGCCATATGGCAGGTGCTATTCATAGATTTTTCCCAAAAACTTTTAGAGACATTAACAGTTTTGATAAAATGTTTGGTGAATTAAATAAACAAAATTGTACTGTAGCTAAACCTACGGGTTATGATAGTTTCTTTTTGATTAAAGCTGGTAAAGAACTTGAAATTACTGATGAACAAATGGTAATCACAGGCGACAAAGTGACTTCAGCAAAATTGAAAACTGCTCTTATGAAGCAAAATAAAAAGCGTCAAGCTAATCGATTCTTGGTTAATAAATTTATTGCCGAGATTTCCTAATACTAAAGTATTAATGTTGTATATGTGCAACAAGGGCTTGACAAATTGATGGATTATGATACAATGGTATCTTGAATTGTGAAAGGTTTATATTATGACAGCGAAACGTGATGCTTTCTTTTCTGCCCTTGCCGCTACTGGTAAAGAGGTTGTAACTAAATCGGAAATTAAGGACATTTGTAGTGACCTTGGATTGTCCGGTGCTCAGTTTTTTACTAAAGATGAAAGTAACCGTGTTGGCCGTGGTTTGTATCGTGTGCCAAGTTCTATGGGTACCAAAGTTGCTTTGCAAGCCCAAGTGATTAAAATGCCTACAAAAGTGGAAGCAGTACAATCAGAAAAATCTGGTAATACGATTCAATCGATTACAACCAATTTGGAAAAAATCAATTTGGTTCCTAACCAGTACAAAAATTATGTGCCTTTTGGCAATTTCGATGATGTACTTTCGATTGTAAAATCGAATCGTTTTTATCCTACGTTTATTACTGGCCAATCTGGCAACGGCAAGACCATGTCAATTGAACAGGCTTGTGCCAAGGCCAAACGTAAATTTGTTTGCGTTTCTATGACACCTGAAACCGATGAAGGTGATTTACTTGGTAATTATGTTTTGATTAACGGCAACATGGAATGGCGTGACGGTCCTGTGACCACGGCCGCTCGTGAAGGTGCCGTACTTTGTATTGATGAAATTGATTATGGTGCTCAGAATCTGTCCTCATTACAAAGGGTGCTCGAAGGCAAACCCTTTATGCTTAAGAAAAAAGGTGAATTGATTACACCTGCACCTGGTTTCACCGTGTTTGCTACTGCTAACACCAAAGGCAAAGGCTCAGAGGATGGTCGTTATATGTTCACCAATGTCCTCAACGAAGCATTTCTTGAGCGTTTCCCAATTACCCTTGAACAGGAATTTCCTCCTGTTACAATTGAGAAACGGATTCTGAAAAAAGAATTGCTTTCGGCTGGTGTATCTGATGATGATTTTGCCGACAAACTTGTTACTTGGGCTGATGCAATTCGTAAAACTTTCGCCGATGACGGTTGCGATGAAGTGATTTCCACCCGCCGTTTGGTGCATATCGTACAAACCTTTGGTATCTTTAATAACAAGGCCAAAGCGGTTGCTATGTGTTTGAATCGTTTTGATGTTGATACCAAAGCTTCATTCCTGGACCTTTACTCTAAGGTTGATTCTGGTATAGATTTAAATGCCGTACAAGAAAATGAATCTGCCGATGATGAAGTAGGCAATGATGACATTCCTTTTTAATCATTGCCACAAATTGTATTAAAACTTTTGTATAATAAATTTTGTTTTAGGGGTTAAGCCGCCCCCTAAAATACTTTCGTAAATGCGGTTTGTTTCTTAAATGGAGAACTTTGTAATGAGTGCAAAAAGTAAAGTGCTAGCTTATCTGTCGAAAGACAGCTCGTATAACACCCTAACGGCGACCAAAATGCAATCGATGTTTGGTGTTGCCAATCCCGGCGCAATGGTCGATACGCTTCGTAAAGAAGGTCATGCTATCTACCTGAATAGCCGTATCAATGCTAACGGTGAGAAAGTTTCTTTCTATCGCCTTGGTTCGCCCACCAAGCGCATCGTTGCTGCTGGCATTCGTGCTCTGCGCTCTCAAGGAGAGAGTGCTTTTGCCTAATCTTTAGCGCAAAGCCGACAAGGAAGTAACTAAATATTAATGTTACTTCCTTTTTTAGTTTATGGGTATATTATGGAAATTCAAGTTAAAGTAGATGAATTGAAAAAAAATAAAGTGTTTGTGGCCACACCAATGTACGGTGGCATGGCTCACGGTTTGTACATCAAGTCTTGCCTTGATTTGCAAACGTCACTAGGAAAATATGGTGTTGACACCAAATTTTCATTTCTTTTCAATGAATCACTAATCACACGAGCACGAAACTACCTAGTAGATGAATTTCTCCGTACAGATTATACCCATCTACTTTTTATTGATAGTGACATTCACTATAGTCCACAAGATGTTATTGCTTTACTAGCATTAGACAAGGACGTAATTGGTGGTCCTTATCCAAAGAAATCAATCAACTGGGGAAATATTGCTCATGCAGCAAGAAATCATCCAGATTTGGAACCAAGAGAGTTAGAAGCTCTGGTTGGTGAATATGTTTTCAATGTGGTTAAGGGCACCAAACAATTTACTGTAACTGAACCATTAGAAGTTATGGAAATTGGAACAGGTTACATGATGGTGAAACGTGAAGTATTTACCAAAATGGCTGAAGCCTATCCAATGATTCATTATAAGCCTGACCATGTTGGTCAAGCTAACTTTGATGGTTCACGTTACATTCACGCTTACTTTGATACTGTAATTGA